GCAACAACCGTTCAAAAATATGCGGTGAGTATCGGTGACACAAACCAAAACATCGTTGTTGTTGTAGATCCACTTGCGGAGGATGTTGTAAACAAACCAAGTGCGCGTGTTGCTGTTAGTAATGTGGTAGCACGTAGAAATTCTAAGTTAGAAAACAACCTCAATATCAACTCGACATACGCTGTTTTCACGAGTAACTATGCTCAACAATATGATAACTTTAATAGAGTTAAAAGATGGGTTAGTCTTTCTGGTGATATGGCGGGTCTAATGGCTCAGGCGGATGCAAGAGCAACACCAGCACAATCCCCAGCGGGTACCGAGTTTGGTGTTTTGGCAAATAAGTTGAAATTAGCTTATAACCCAAATCAAGAATTGCGAGATCAATTAACAACAGTTAGTATGAACCCAGTTGTGTCGTTTGAAGAAGGTAGTGGGTTTATGTTCTTTGCAGACTTGACCGCATCATATGAACAAAGTCATTTTGATCACATCAACAATCGTCGCGTGGCAAACTTCTTGAAAGAGACATTCTTGAATATGGCTAGAGGTATCATGTTTAAGAACAACACAAACCATACACGTTTGCAGTTTAAATCAACGGGTGAGGCATATTTAAAAACATTGAGTGGAAATACGATTGAATATGGTCGCATCTGGTGTGATGACAAGAACAACACCCCTGATGTTCAATTTAGAAAAGAATTCGTTGCTACAATCTACTACAAACCTCTAAACTCAATCAACTATATCATCCTAAACTTCGTTTCAGTTGAGAGTGATATTCAGATTGAAGAAGATATTTCACAAGTAGCACCATTTTAATAAGGAGACATAAATGTCATTTCATTTAGAAGAAACCATGAACGTTTTCTCGGATGGGGATTTGGCCAGACCAAATAAATTCATGGTAGAAATTCCAGCCCTATCCGATCGATTTCGTTTTATGGCAAAGGGGGCTTCGGTTCCACCAGTATCCACGGGAGAAGTATCTCGTGGGTTCATGGGAAGAAAGGTGTATCTGGCTGGTGATGTTCAGTTTGAGCCATGGACAGTTACCGTTTATAACGACGCTGAATTTGGTATTTGGGATGAAATTCACCAATGGTTTTACCAAACTGATGCAACGGACGGAAATGTTTTTGGTGCAACACCAGCAGAATATAAGCGTGAAGGATTTGTTCATCAGTATAAAAGGGATACTACTGGTAAGAAGCCAGTGAAAACCTTTGGTATGCAAGGAATGTTCCCAATCAATATTGGGGAGATTCGCTTGGATTGGGAAGACAATAACAGCGTTCAAGTATTTGAAGTCACGTTCCGATATGACTACTTCATCGAGGTTTAGTTGAATGATATCGCAAAATGGTTTCTATAAATAATGTTATAACAAGCAAGGATAGCAATATCCTTGCTTTCATAATTAGGAGACTATATGAGTAAGGTAAATGATATTTTAACAGCATATCAATCGGAGGATACAAAAAATTTGCGAATAACGTCGCATTACCTAAGTATTGCACCGATGAAAAAAGGCGATGGTGCTGTTCAAACATCTATTCAAGTCCCTCAAGATGCCATTAACGGATCCCACGATTCAACATACCTAAGAGAACGAAACAATTTTGATCCTGTTGATATTGTCAATATTGATGCGAAGCGAAAAATTAATCTCTACAGGGAAATCATGGCATACCCAGAGGTTGATAATATCGTCAGTCAGATCGTCGCAGATTCTATCGTATATGACGAAAAGAAACGATTTGTTACACTTGATTTAGATGAGACGGATTTTTCGCCAAAAATTAAAGCTCGTATCCAAGAGGAATTCGAGACGATTTTGAAGTTGTATAGGTCTAAGCGAGAGGCAAAGAGACTTTATAAGAATTTCTATGTTGATTCAAAACTGTTCTTTCATAAAGTTATCGACCCGAATAACCCTAAACGGGGGATTCTAGAACTTCGTGAAATCGATCCGAGATTGATGACTCTAAAACGAAGAAACTTGGTAACTACCAACAATCGCGGTGAAGATGTGTGGGTTGGGTATGAAGACTACTTCCTCTATGAGATGCCATACTTACAGAACAATACAGGGTTTGATTATAGCCATATTGGTTCAGGTAGCCATAGAGTTATCGAAATACCAAGATCGGCGATTGTCTACGCATATAGTGGCCTTGTAGACTGTAAGGATCAGGTGGTTGGACATCTTCATCAAGCCATTAAACCTGCACATACATTGAAGATGTTGGAAATGGCAATGGTGATATACCGTATTACGAGATCTCCAGATAGGAAGATTTTCTATATTGATACTGGTAAGGCTAATGCATCTCAAGCACGCGAAATCATGAATAGAGTTCGTAGAGAGCATTCATCGAAGGTCACATACGACCCAGAAACGGGCAAATTTGACGCATATAAGAACCAGCTACTAGTTACGGATGATTATTGGTTACAACGCCAAGAAGGGCATGCTAATGCGGAAATAACGCAGTTGCCGGGTGCAACTGGCATGAATGAGATCGATGATATCAAATGGCACAATAAAAAATTGTATGAAGCCTTGAAGGTACCATTATCGAGAATGCCAAATGAAAACGTTGTCATGTTCGGGGATGATGGTGGTACATCGAGAGATGAGAGGATATATCAAAAACAAGTCGATCAAAATCGCGAGTTCTTCTCTGAAATATTTGCAGATCCATTAAAGACGAATCTTGTTCTAAAGGGAGTCTTGACAATCGATGAGTGGAATGAAAATGAAGAAAGTCTAGTTTTTAGATATAGAAATGACGAATATTTCACGGAAATTGCACAACAAGAAATCCTCGATCGTCGAATCAACATTGTTGAAAAATTAGAACAGTTCCGAGGCAAATATATCTCTGGTGAGTATATCATGAAAAACGTTCTGAAATATACTGATGAGCAGATCGAAGAGATTCGCCAACAAATCAAAGACGAACAAGATGATACGATGTTTAACCCACCAATCAAGCTTGATCAATATGGCAACACCATAGATCCAGCGGATATTGGGACTCAATCTACAGAAATTGAATATGTTATCCCCCCAGAGATAGGAAATGTCAATGGCGATAACGCAATGGGTCACTAACTTAATACATAAGGAATTACTAAAATGAATATTAAAGAAGCAAAACAACAACTTTTCGAGGGTGTTAAAGATTATAGCGTTATCTCAACGACTAAAGCATTCGAAAACATCATGGGTCAATTGAAAGAATCGATCGAAGAAGAGTATAAAATCGCAATCTCCCAAAACTTTTTAGTTGAGGGTGAGATTGTGGATGACGAAGACGAAGATGAAGAGGAAGACGGCACCGCAAAGAAAGTCAATGAATCGGGTGGTGATGAAGACAATTTAGATGACGATGAGTCTGAAGAATTGAAGGAAAATCCTCTCATTGCTGGGGTTATCGGCAAAGCCGTTAAAGATAAGTTGGCGGAGGCTGACGCTTCGGTGAAGACACCAGAAGACGAAGACAAACGTGATGTTAAAGACAGTAGTGCAAAAACTAATAAAAAAAGCAACACCAACGGAAAGGCCAATCGTTCGGGAAAGTAGGAACTGTTTCTTCCTTGAAAGAAGATAGTGGGGAGAAACAGGACGGCAAGAAGAAGGATGGTGTTGTAAAATCGACGTTTCAAAAGACTAAAAGTGGTGCGACAAAGGATAAGGACTCTGTAAAAAATAACACAAAACGGAATGTGTCGAACACGGTCGACGGTGTTTATAAAGGTCTGAATAATGGGGATCATATTAAAAAGGGATAATTATGAGAATTGACGAACAATACTTGATTGATAATAAATTAACTCTCCGCGAGGAGATTAATAGCATTACCGTCATGAAGGGTGCATTCTCCATAATGAGCGAGGAAGAAAATAACGTTTACGCAAACAATCTTTATTCCAATGGAAAGTTGACTGAATTCATAGCATATTCACATGTTATTGGTGGTATTGCTTTGAATGAAGATATGGTTAAACATGTTAATAGTAAAGGTGAGTCTGGGCTACGTAAAAGTCGTGATACTCGATCCAAACTTGCATATAAAACCACGTCACTTTCCAAAGCGAAAAGACTAGAGACTGCAATTCAGGCGAGTAAAACGAGAACTTCCAATCCATCGACGATGGAACGTGCTAATAGAAAACGTAGAAAGGCAAAGCGTAAACGTGCTGCACTGGGGTATGATCAATGAATAGACTTCAATTTTTAAGGACAACGCCGATTGATGCTGTTCCGAACGTGAATTATGGTCTCTTTGAAAGCTGGGGTGGAATCGACCCGTTATACGAATCATTCGATGGTAACAAGATTATCCAACTCAACAAATCGAAGAAGATCGATTTCAAAGATGGCGAAATATACATCTATGGAACGTTCATGCAAGCGGACATCATCAACGGCAACAAAAGAGTGTATCCAAGATCTTTACTTGATAGTGCGATTAACCAATACATGGAATCTCGTGTACGCAAGGGGAAGGCTCTTGGTGAATGGGAACATCCATCGGATAGAGTTGAGGCCGATCATACAAAGGCAGTCCTACTCATAGAAGATTTATGGTGGGAAGGTAATGATGTTAAAGGGAAAGCGATTTTATCAACTGGGGATCATGCCGAGGGTGACAAAATTGCGTCTTTGATGAGGATTGGTTGGAGACCGTCCGTTAGCTCACGTGGCGTTGGTCGACTGAAAGGTAACATGGCTCGGGATGGTTATATGACGGTGGATACATATCGAATATCTGTTGGTATAGATATTGTAAATGATCCATCTGC